GGCTGCGCTACCAGCGGCTGCGCTGGCGGCGGCTGCGCTACCAGCGGCTGCGCTGGCGGCGGCTGCGCTACCAGCGGCTGCGCTGGCGGCGGCTGCGCCAGGTCCTGCAATCCTCGCCTCACCTGTTGCAGTTGACTAAGCTGCTGCTCGGGCGTCATGTTCCAGAGCCGGCGCGTTTCTTCCTCGCGCCGCCGCTGTTCTTCGTCCTGGGCGAGCCCCGCGTAATCGTAGTAGTATGGCATCGTTACACCAGTAGCTTCCAAACCGCGTGCCCCGCGGTGTTATCCGTGCAAATGAACATATGCCCCGTCGTCGTGTTCAACCAAGTGGCCCCCACCAGGATACCGAACGTCACGTCATCAATCGCCAGCGGGTTCCTGCTCTCCTGCCAGCACGTCGCTTGTATCGACCACCTCGAAGGCTGGTCCTGCTGCAAAAACCCCCGCCTCATAAGTGAGTTCAGAATCTCCGAGACAAGCTCCGATGCCCGCCTCACCCTGCGATTCGCCGTCGGGTCCCGCGGTATCAACGGCAGATAATCCGCCGGGAATGTCCCCTCTTCGCGTCGAGGTGTCGGCGGCGTCGGCGGCTGCACGGGCGTTGGCGGTTGTGCCTGCTGCTGCAACGTCCGGAAAATGTACCCAAGCCGTCGGAATATATTTGCGTGCCCGTTGCATACCAGTTGCCCCCACGGGCGGATGACGAAGCCGGTCGGAGGAACCGCCGGCTGAAACTGAATGATCCGGTGCCGGATCACCCGGCCCCGGGCGAGCTGTCGAGCCAGGTTCGCCGCACTCAATGCCCGTGCCTGGTCGAACGGGATTACCAGTTGCCCGACTGGCCGCGGCGGCACTTGCTGCGTCAGCAGCCGATTGCGAATGAACTTGCCCGCAGGCCAACGAAACCGCAGAGCCGTCGGGGCGGCCTGGTTTGCCTGCACCACCCGAGCCGGCGGAATTGGGACCGGGGCAGTAATCAGCAGCCGATTGACGATCGGTGCGTACGGCTGCCGCCTACCTAAGATCGCCACGGGACCCCCGCGGGCTTAGAACTCGCAAATCACATAGCAAAGGGCGTTGATCGCCGTCGCAAACGTCATCCGGATTCTGCAACAATCGTTCGCCTTGATGTACGGTCTGTACCCAAGGGGAAATTGTTGCAGGAACTGATTGGTGGGTGCTATTAACTGTGCCCCGCCGAGGTACGTCGTGGACGTGATTGAGCCTTCCGCCGTCGCCGTATAGCCGGATGCCGCGGTGCCCACGCTGACGTAGTTCGACGTCGGATCCCCGAACTGCTGAGCCTCGCCGTCGTACCGCCCAATGTCCGCGGTGACGAATGCCGTCACCGTGGCAAAGATCGTTCCCGTGTCGATCAACTCGACAGTGCCCGGCGTGGCCGCGGATGAGCCGTCGTAGGATGCCCCCCACTCGACGATTCTCATCGGAACCAAGGGTTTGATCTGCAACATCGTTTTCGTCGATGTGCCGGTCGAGACCTTGGCGACAGGTCCGGTCGTAGGCATTGGCCCATTGTTGAAGATGTAAAGCATGGGTCCGGTCCTCGAGGTTTGCTCTTGCTACCAGAATCCGCCGTGTGTGCTTGTCCCCGTCTGCTGCTGGTTGGCCGAGGCTGCCGTCGCCGTACTCGATTGTGCCGCTCCCACGTCCCGGTGGTTTGGCGTCGAAAGATCGGGCCAGCCCGTCGGCAAGCCCGCTGCCCGGCACGCCGCTCCCCCACCCGCCACGTTGTTCAATGAGAAGTCCAGGCCGGCAGCGTTGTTGTAGGGGTTCGCCGTGAGCGTAACCCAGCCCTCTTGCGTGATGTAAATAACATCGCCGCCACCACCCATCGAATTGTTGTAGCCGGCACAGTTGCGGGCGAAGTTCAAATCCCACCCGCCCACCGCTCCCTTGATGCCGTAGCCGCCGCTGCCCGCATTCGTGAACAGGCAGTTCTCCACGACGACGTTCGATGAGCCCGACGACGACAGATCAATCCCGTTCTGGCAAGCGTCGAAAGTGCAGGCCCTGATGGTTACGTTGTCGCTTGTCCCAGCGGTAAAGGAGATTCCCGCCGCTCCGACACCCGAGAAGATGCAATTTTGAATGCACGTTGCGTTGCTACCGATCGACTGGATGTTGACGGATGCCGTGCCGCCAATGATCGAGCAATTCCACATGACGAACTGGCCGGCTGCCGTGTTCGTGATCGCCGACGTTACCCCCGTAAACTCGCAGTCGTAAACCGTCACCGCGTTCGTCGTCGCCGAGAAATTGATTGCCACCGAAACGCCGTTGAACTTGCACCGCCGAATCGCCGTACCTACTCCCGTGCCGACGGTGCAACCCAGCGAGCCCGTTTGCCCGTTGCTCTGGAACTCCACGTTGCGAATGATGCTGTGGTTGTTCGGGAAGCTGACGATCTGCTCGTTGGCTGCCGTCGGGGCGAAAATCGGCTTTGTCCCTTCATCCCCTCTCACCGAACCATAGCCCCAAATGGTTGTATTCTGCGGCGGAATGAGCCGGCCACCCGCGACGTTGCTGGTGTTCGTCATCAGGTAGGTGCCCGACTGGACGTACACCGTGTTGCCAGCGACACCAACATTCATAGCCCGGCCCGGCGTTGCCAGTGCCCCGCCCATGCCGCCAAGGACAGCCGATCCCGCTCCGCCCGCCGTCGTCAGGTTCGCCGACCCCGAGAGCGTCCAGGTTGTCGAAGTGAACGCGATAATCTCGTAGGTGCCCGCATTGATGTTCGTTCCGCCCGTGATCCTGACGGTGTTGCCCACGTCCGCACTCGTCGGCGTATACCCCAGCGTGAACGTGAGCGTGTTCGAGTTTGCCGCTGGCGTCGTGCATTTGACGGTGGTGTTGTTGATGCTTAGCTGCGGCGATGCTTGCTGGCTGTAGTCCGTGCCCGGTGCCTGCGTGCCTGTCGTCGGCGGCGTCGTCGTCACCGAGTAGTTCGAGCCCGGCACGATGCCCGAGTACACTTCGCGGTACGGTCCCCCCGATGCCGTGCCGACGTACAAGGCCCAGCCGACAATGTTCGTCGCCAGCGGCGGAGCCTGCACCTGGAAGAAACTCGTCGTGCCCGTGAGCGGTCCCACGACTGCTTCCGGCGAGTGCGAAGTCTCACCGTACCCATCGAGGTAGGTGATGACGGCGTAATAGGTGCCCGCCGCCACCGTTCCACCCGACGAATTGGTGAACACGGTTGGGGCAGAGGTAGGGGCGGCGATCAAGGCCCCGCCACGGAACCCGCCGCCGTTGCCCGTGTCGCTGCCCGTGGTGCGAACCTCCCAGCACATTCCGCCTGAGATTGCGATGTCAGTACCCCGCTGTTGAACGTGTGCCGGTTTGCTGTTGCTGCACGTTGCCCGTCACTGCCGGCGGCTGCGTCGGGATAACCTTGCTCGCCGTCGGTTCAGGAACGCGTACGATCATCGCCCTGGTCCCCGTCTGCTGCTGCGACACTCCGCCGGCCACCGTCGGCTGCGGCTGAGCCGCACCCACCGATGGGTAGCTCGAGGTGGACTGGCCGCCAAAGCTCGAAGGTATCCCCGCTCCCTTGCAGGCCGCCCCCGCTCCAGCCGTCGAGTTCAAGGAAAAGTCCCCGCCGGCCGCATTGTTGTAGGGCGAGCCCGTGAGCGTGATCCAGCCCTCTTGCGTGACGTAGAGGACGTCGCCCGCGGCGTTGTTCCAGCCCGCACAATTCCGAGCGACGTTCCCCTGAAACCCCGTCGAAACGTTCTTGATCCCGTACTTCGTCGAGGGAGCGTTGCTAAAGATGCAATTCTCGAACACCACGTTGTTCGGAGGCCCGGCCAGGACCGCCCCGTTCTGGCAACTGTCCACGGTGCAGTTCCGCACCACCACCGAGTTGACGCCACTTATAAACGTCATGGCGTCCGCACCCAGGCCCGAGAAAAGACACCCATCAACGAGCGTCTGTCTCGCCACGATGTTCAACGTCGCCGAGCCGCCGTGCAGGGAGCAATTCCGCATCACATACGGTCCCGCCCCGGTGGGCGTGATCGCCGAGGTAATGCCGGTAAACTCGCAGTCGTAGATCGTGATGACGGACGTACCCGTGCAGTTGATGGCGGTGGCGATGGTGTTGAACTTGCACCGCCGAATCACGTCATCGAACCCGGTGGAGGCGATGCCTACACACCCGGTTTGGCTATTCGCCTGGAACTCGACGTTTCGCACCAGCACCGCGTTGTTCGACAGGGTAATCAGCGTCACGCTGGACGTGCTCGGCTGAAAGACGGGCTTGGTGCCATCGTCGCCCCTGGTCGAGCCGTAGCCCCAAATCGTCGTCAAGCGGCCCGCCGCTCCGCCTGGGGGAATGAGCCGGCCACCGCTCACGTTCGAGGAAGCCAGCATCGTGTAGGTGCCCGAGGCGACGTACATCAGGTTGGCACCCACGGCGTAGCTGTAGGCGTGCCCCGGCGAGGCGAAGGCCCCGCCCATCCAGCCGAGAAGTGCCGAGCCGGCCCCGCCCGCCGTCGTCAGGTTCGCCGCCCCGCTCACTGTCCACGTCGTCGAGGTGTAGGCGATGATCTCGTAGACACCCACGTTGATGTTGGTGCCGCCGTTCATGTAGATGCAATTGCCCACGTCTGCCGATGTCGGCGTGTAGCCGGCGGTGAACGTGATGGTGTTGCTGTTCGCCCCCGTCGTGGTGGCGGTAACGGTGGAGTTGTCGATATGAAGCTGGGCGCTGTTCTGCTGGCTGCGATCGACGCCAGGGGCTTGCGTGCCCGAGGTTGGCGGCGTCGTCGTCACCACCTGATTCGTCCCGGGCGCGAGGTTCGAGCCCTGCGACCAGTACGGGCCCCCCGAGGAAGTGGCAACGTACAGGTTCCAGGCGCAGATATTCGTGGCTGCGGCGGGAGCGGTGACGGTGAAGCTGCTCGATCCGCCCGTGAGCGCGCCGGTGCTAGTTTCCGGCGACTTCTGAGTTTCCCCGTACTCATCTGAGTAAGTGACGACGCAGTAATAGGTGCCGTTGGCGACGGTGCCGCCCGAGCCTGACGGCGTGACGGTGGGGGCGCTGGGGGTGGCGATGAGCGCGCCGCCGCGGAACCCCCCACCACACAGGGAGTCGCTGCCGCCCGTGCGGACTTCCCAGGCTATTCCGGCCGAAAGCGCCATGTCTCACCAATCGCCGCCATCGCCTTCGTAGGACGTGTCCACCGCGCCGCCGTAGTAGCTGCCCGAGCCGCCGCCGGACACGCCACCACCTCCACCATAGTCGGGGCTGCCGCCGTAGGAGGGGACCGCCGGCGCTTCCGCTGCCGGCGGTGCCACCGGCCGAGGCGTGATGTCACGCACGGGGGCCAGGTTTTGATCGAGCCCGGTGCTCATCGTGAGCGGCGTCCCGTAGTTCATGCCGCTACCCTGGAACCCGAGAACATCCGATGTCCAGGGGGCGTAATTGCCGCCGCCCGACGGTCCCCTGAAGTTGCCGCTGTTGAGCCACGCGGCAGCCGTCGGCGATTCCTGCACACCGCCGTACCCGACACCACCACCACCACCGTAGCCCTGATTTGCCGCCTGCACCGATCCCTGCTGTGCCCCTTGCGTCGAATACCCGTAGCTGAATGGGTGGTATGCGCCCATGTACGCAAGTTGGGCCAGGCCGACTTGCCCCTGATAGCCGGCGTAAGTTTGCGCCAGCTGAGCGCCCAGGTTCCCGTAGGCTTTTGCCGCATCGAGCACGTTCCCGCGCTGCATCGAGGGCAAGACGGTGCTATTGCCGAGACCGGCGCTAATCATCTGCTGCGCGGTGTTGCCGGTGTTCTGCGCGTACAGATCGGCAATCGCCTGGGCGGCCGGCGCTGCCACGCCCCACGGCGTCCCACCGTATCCCAGCGTCTTGCCGATGTCGCTTTTGAGATTGGCGTACCCCGCCATCACGTTCGCGTAGCTCGTCTGGGCGATGCTGCGCATTTCGTTGAACGAGTAGCCCGTCGATGAGCCCGAGGACACGCCGTAGCTTGTGCCTGGCGATGCCTGCGGAACGCCGCCGCCGTACCCAGGAAGTTGCGACATCAGTGAAATCCTCAAAAACCGCGCTGTCTGACCTTGCCCTGCGCTTCAAGCCGCAGCCTGATCCCTTCCATCGCCCAGATGTTCGTTGACGTGATCCTGACGTAAATGCCGTGCCCCGCATACCGGACATGCGTGGAAAGGTTGCGGCCAGCGCTCCACGTCCCCGACTCGATCGGCGTGCTGTTCAGGGCGTTCTCTGCTGAGCTTCCCACCAGAATGTCGAAGTTGACATCGCCTGACTGCTCGGCCAGGACGGCTTGCACGTCCTTAAGCAGCAAGTCATCGAACTCCGGGGCGTTGAGCGGCCCGATAACAACCGCCGATTGGATCGGATAACCGTCGTCATCGGCCGCCGCGGGGTTAAAAAACCGAACGAACCCATCCCAGGAACCAATGAGGGCGACGCGATCGTTGGGGAGGTTTCCGTCGTAGATGACGCAACAAAGGGGGTTGTGATCGTTGTTTGCGAATTGATCCTGAAACCACCCGTTTGTCCGAACCTCGTAGAAGTAATGCGTCGCCGGGGCCGAGCCCGCCGTCGGCGTCACGAACAGGTGACAGCCTTGGTAACGATCGTCCCAGCACATCGAGAACGTGTTTTGCCCGCTGTCCAGGTCCTGCAAGAGCGGCTCGATCGCCTGGCTGATCCTGATGGGGTTCTGGCCCGGCGTCAACTGGTAGACGCCCATCCGATTGCTGATGAAATAGATGACGCCGTAGGGGTCCTTACACCAGGCCATCCCCCAGGCCACGCCGATCGTGTCCGAAATCAAATCAAGCTGCCCGCCAGCCATTGGGTCGCCCTGGAGCATGTGCAGTTCATGATCGCCGCCGATAAGCATGGTGTCGTTCGTGTAGGGGATCAAGGCGGTGACGACATCGCCGACGAATCCCATTTGGCCGACGTTGAGCGCCATGGGATCGGTTGCGGCCGGCGACTTCGGGGCGTAGTCCCAATCCGTCGGATCGCTCACCCGCGAGAAGAAAACATCCTGCGGATCGTACAGTAAGCCCGAGAGCACGGTGCGGCCTCGCCACGTCGCAATCAGCCTCGGCGCGTTCCCGGCCGAGTCCACGGGAAGCGTGCCCTTCGAGGCGGTCCACGTTTCGACGCTGTTGGTTTTCGGAACATAGAAGCACCAGTTTGAGCCGTCCGCGAAGTACAGCTTCTGGAGGTTGGGCGAGGAGAAGACGACACCTCGAGCGTTCAAGGGCGGATTGAACTTCGTGTTGTTGACGGTCGCGGTCCACGCCTGGTCCCCGGCTTGAGCGACGACGACCTGCCCAGCCGACACCGCAACCAGCGTTACCGCTCGTCCTGACGTTGAGGGTTGCACTTTTGCCCCTGATTTCGGATCAATGGTGTAAGTAAGAGGCTGCAAATGCTGAATGAATCCTAACCCCGCCTGGACCGTTTCACCAACGAAGATCGACGTCCCGTGATTCCGCCCGCAGTAAATGATCTGAGCCACCGGCTGCCGCCCCGCCGGCTGCACCAGCCCCCGCTGCATGTAATGCCCCGCCTGCAGCGAGCGTCGAGCCCGCCCGCTCTGCTGGGCCGAAACCGGCGGCTTGGCAAACCACGTCCCCGTCAGATTCGCCAAATACGCGTTCCCGCTGATGTACTTCGCCAGCCCCGCCCGCGAAGCTCCTCGCCGCCGCTGTGTTGCCAGTTCAAACGCCCGTACGTTGATGCCGAGTGGCGTTGTCCTACCGTAGTCCGTCTTGTCGGTCGGAGACGGTTCGTTGGGCTGCTGCTCCGTCGGGCAAACGACGTTGATGCCGGCCCATGGAAAGTGCAGGGTCTTGATGTCTTCCACGGGGAAGATCGGCTGCCGCTGAGCTTGCGGCACCATCGGTCCAACAGGCTTCGGCTTCGCCACCATCAATTCACCTTGTAGTTGCCAATGTCGAACGTCGCAGTCAACGCCCGCCAGTGCATCCCATCCGGCGGATATGCAAAGACGCTGAATACCTGGTTCGGCGGCGTGTTGCTGTCAGGCATCCACAGAGCGATGTACCCCGAGAATCCCCGCCCATTGGGGTTCAGTGGCCCGGTCGGCTGCTGCAAGGCGTCGTTCACATAGAACGTGATAAAGTACGGGTTTGTCATCGACACCGGATCGCCCTTTGGTATCGAAGTCCCATCGTTCGCCTGCCCGTTGCTGAACGCGAACCCCGCTAACGTCAGCTTGCCATTCACGTTTGCCGTGTTCTGAGCAAGCGTCGAACCGCCTCCATCAACCGCCTGCTGCTGCGTGCTGAGCGTCGAAACTGCATTCACAAACAGCAAGTTGATTTGCCACACCGAGACGAACATCGTGTAGCCCATCCCAGGATCAAGCGAAGCGCTCCGATCCACCTTGATCGCTACGTTGTTCGGCGGCGGGAATGACGACGCCTTCGGCCAGGTCGCACCCTGGAATAGCTCCGTGCCGACCCGGAACCCTAGCTCCGTGTTCGTGTCCGTCCCACCATTCCGGCCGCTCGCGATGACGGACGAAAATGCCGTTCCCTTGCCGTCCGTGATCGTGATCTTCGCATCCGGCGGCCACACACTCACCATGACCAGAAGAAACGTCGGGTAGTCCGTGCCCGGGGTGAAGTTGAAGTTGAGCGTTCCGGTCGGGTTCGTATCGTCCGCCAACGCTGCCGCCGAGTTCGCATGAAACCAATAGACTTGCGGAAACTTGACGCCCAGCGTGCCATGAACGTAGTTGATCGTGTAGTTGTCCGGATTGAACGGCGTCCCCGTGGCCGCGGCCGGCACAATGTCGTACAGCCCCAACGTCCCGTCCGGAGTCCAGCCGGGATCTGCATCAGCCGCAGCCCCATCGGAAACAATCGGAACCGAGCTGATCTTGTCCTTGCCCACCAGGCCGGACACCGTGTACGCCACGCCCGAGTTCAGCACCGAGCCGTCGTACTGGCTGATTTCCTGCCATGTGTTCGAGCCATTCACCGACTTGAAAACGACCGTGTTGCCCTGCATCTTCTGAAGGTCGTTCGCCGTGATCGTCAACGGCACCGAATCCACCGTCATCTTCCCATTCGCGTACTTGATGTTGTAATTCCCCAGCCCCGAACCCTTCGCCTTCGACGGCACGATGTCGTACGGCGAACCGTCCACACTCGCCGAGGCCGGGGACCCCGCACACGTCAACGTCACCGACGTTACCGAATCGAGGATCCCGAGGTTCCCGTCCACCTTGAACTCGTTGCCGTTGAACGTGAACACGTCCCCGTAGTTCTTCTCCTGGTCCAACGCCGTGATCGTGATCGTCGGCTTCACGTTGTAGTTGATCGAGTCCCCCGTCGGAAACTGCACCGGCTGATACCCGCCCAGGCCGCCAATCAGATTCCGCCCCACCGCATCCCCTCGCACCGCCGTACCGGGATTCCCCCCGATAAACGCCGCGTTCGGGTCGATGATGATATTTAACATCTGAATGTAATCCTCGTCCGATACCGCAGCCGTGGGGATGTACTTCTGCAGCCCCGGCCTGCTCCCACCTCGCAGCCGAAACTTGATCGACTCGCAAGCCCTGACGTTGATCCCCAATTCCCCCGTCTGCGGCGGCGGCCTCTCAAACTCGCTCGTGACGTAGATGCCCGACAAGGGGAAGTTCCACGTCTGGAACGATTCAACGAGAACAGCGGGGTCCTTGCGCGGTGCCATGAAAAAAAAACGGCGGCGTGTGGTTCGCCGCCGCCTCGGGTAGAGCGCTCGCACGGGAGCGGCCGCGCGTTTGTAGCAAGAGCGTGAGAAGAACGCCGGCAACCCTTGCGCGCGAGCGCGTTTCAGTCTGGACGCCGGCCGGCAAGCACGATGCCACGCTTGGGCTGCGCCTGCTGCTGCAACCGGGCCAGGTTCCGCTGGTATTCCGCCCACGACTTCGCCATGTCGAACATCGCAATTAGCATTTCCCAGCTTTTGATCTCGTCGGGGTTGAACAACACGTTGACGCCTTGCCGCTCCGCAATCCATGCGATCGTTACTTCGGGCGGTTTTTCTTTCTTTGCTTCGGACTCGTTCACCGCTCTTGCTCCTTTGGCGCAAATCAAGCCAGATTCGTCCAGGTTGCCGAGGTTCGCGTGCCGGTGTTCACATAGAAGATCGAGCTTGCCGATCCCGCCGTGTTCACCCAGACGCAGCCGACTTCGTAGCCGGCGACGCCGTTTGTCGGCGTTGTCGTCGCTGCAACGTACAGTTTGCGATCCGGCGCGCCATTCTCAAGGATGACGCCCGTGGCATCCTGCCGCTTGAACCTGCTGCTCATTTTTTCCTTCCTTTCACCCGCTTCAAGCGGGGGTTCTTTCGCTTCGCCGCCTTGCTGGCCTTGCGCGTCGAAGCGGCCAGGATCGCGCCGGCCTTCTTCTTGCCGTACTTCTTGGCGATTTTCCTCTGCACGGCCTTGAAGCCAGGATGGGCCTTGGAGTGCTTCGCCATCGCTCCCTCACTTGGAGAATGTCGCGTAAAGCGCGTTGCCCGCGGGCGTGTTCACCGAATACTTGAAGCAAAATTCGATCTTTTCAAACCCCCGCAGGGGCGTCGTCAGCCAGGCGATCGTGTCGTCGGCCGGTGTCTCGACGTAAATCTCCGAGACGAGCGCCGTGCCCGCACCGCCGGTGCCGTCGGGGAGCTTGCCCGTCACGGGGACGATGGTATCGGCAAACGCCTCGGTGTTCAAGATCGCCGCCCCGGCGACGCCCACCGCAGCGCCCAGCGTGCAAGTGAACTCGCCGAATGGAGTGGGCACCCACAGGACCGTTACCGGCGTGTTGACGCCTTCGGGCGTCCCGATCCGCCGCCAGCCGAGGAGGCGCATCACGAAGGCATCGTCGTTACTGCCCGTGCCGTAAGGGAGGATCATCACCTGTACCGGCGTCGCGCCCGAGGCCCAATCTTGCGCCCGCAGATCAACCACGCCGTCGTAGCTCGGTTCCTTCACCGTCGGAATACGCGACGGGTAGGAGGCCGCGCCCTGACTGGTGAGGAATGCCTTTTTCCAGGCCCGTGTGCGGGTTCCTTGCTCGAACGACATGGCACGGTTCCTACGGTTTGCTGGTGTTTGCCAGCACCGCCGCCGCGATCGCTGGCCCGTTGGCCTTGAGCGCAGCGGCGAAGGATTGCAACTGATTAAGCCCCGCCACCATTTCGATTTCGTCCGCGATGTTCGCGAGCAGCACCAGCACCGACTGTTCCACCGTCGTCTGCGCTGCCACGTCGCTTTTCAAGTCGTCTATCAAAGCCATGATGATGCCCTCCATCATGGAAAAGAGATTCATGGGTAGAAAACCCCGTCAAAACTCGCGTACTGGCCCTCATAGCCGCTCCGTCGCTTCATCCTGTTGCGCTCGTCCGAAAAGTCCCGGTTCGTCCCCAGGAACTGCTGCTTGAGGTTCCTGTCGAAACTGATGCTCGCGGCCAACAAGTCCTGATAGTGGGCCTCATGCACGCTGCGGGCGTTGTCCATGTCCCGCTCGCAGGCACAGATACACGCTTCCAGCACCGTCCCCGAATGCGCCGCGCCGCCGTAGCAGAACGGCAGCGCCCCAGAAAGATAATCGGGCAAGATGTAGTATTCGCCGACGATCATGTACTCCTGATCGGCGACAGGGAACACCGTCATCTCGTAGCGCTGGCCCGAGGTTGCCGTCGTCCCCTTGATCGGTGTGATGGCGAAGTCCGAGGGAACGCCCGTGGCGGCAGGTAGCTCGCTGTACCGCCGCCGCACGTTCATGATCCCCACGTCTTGCAGTTGCCGACGCTGGAACACCATGTTGCCCGCCTCGAAGTCGGCAAGCAGTTGCACGCCGGGCTCATCCTCCCAGCCCGCGAAATCGTCGGGCATGTTGACAAGGTTTTGCTCCGCCGGCAAGTCGATGGCGGCGGTGGGACGCAGAAAGCTCCAGTTGTGCAGCGCGTCCTGGCCGGGAATGAGAGCGGAGAAGTAGAAGCGGCGCAGGCCCTTTTTAGTGGCCGAGTCGATGGCGGCTTGTTTGCGGGCGTCCCAGGCGGGATCGCCGAATTGCGTACCGCGTCCCCAGCCGAGGAACATGCCGATTTCCCCTTGCAGATCGTAGAACGCTTGCGTTAGCTGGGACTCGGCCATTCATTCTAAACCTTGCTGGATGTCTTTTCCCCGGTTGCTGCGAACGCCCCCTTTGTCGTGGTTCTTTTTGCCGCCTGACATCTTGCCGCCACGCTCGCAGCCGGCATTAGCCAACATGCCACAGTTCTGGCAGCGGTCGTGCATGTCGTGGCCCGTGCTGCCGCCGCAGTGGTGGCACTTGTCGCCGCCCTGGGTGGCGTCCGTGATCGCGCCCGCCTTGGAATGAAACTCGTTGTTCATCGCTTCCTCTTGGCCGGTTTCTTGGCCTTCGTTTTCTTGACGTGGGCAGGAAGTTTTCCTTTGTTCGCGTAGTGATGCTCACGAACCCATTGATGCCCGAACTTCCAGTTGAGATAGGCACGCTGCGCTTGCGACTTTGCCGGCATCACCAGCCCCGTTTGTGCTTCGGTGGTTCCTCGGCTTTCTCGTGCTTGGCTTTCTTCGCTGCCGGCTTCGTGCCGGCCGGGCAACAGCACGGCGTCATTTCGTCGGCCCGATCGGACGGCGTGGCGATGTAGGGCACGGCCTGGGCGCAGCCGTGGAACCCCTGGTGCGTGAAGTACGCCAGGTTCACGGTGCCGTCCTCATTGAGCCCGGCACACATGGCAGCCAGCCCCTCGTCGTGCGACAGCCAGTGTTCCGGCCAGTACACGACGGGATCGGCAACTGATACCGGCTTCATCGCAGGCCCTCTTAAACGAACAATTGCGCCAGCCGCCACCACTTCATATAGGAGGCCCCGGTGCCCGTTCCCACCGTGGAGAACATGAGGCCCAGCGGGTTCGCCTTGAGGTTGGTGGTGGCAACGAGCGTTGCATTCGACAGGTAGTTAGGGAACGGCACGCCGTCCTGATACCACGTCACGCAGTTTGCCGACAAGGCGGGGTTGTAGACGAACCCCAGCTTGGTAAAGACGTAGGCGGTGGTGGGGTTGAACGAGCCCGGTTGCGTGCCGGACACGCCGGTGTTCGTCTTGGTGAACGACGTGGCCCGATCCGTGTAAACGGCGTTGATTGGCACCGGGCCGGTTTCCACGCAGTTAAAGCCGATCAGCGCGCCGCTATTGGTGGGCGTTGCCGCCGTGCCGTTGAGCGGGACCGCCGTAGCGAGCGTGAATAGCTGCGTCTCGCCAAGGCCGAGGAAGAACCCCTGACTCGTGGCGGTTAGCACGCTGATCGCCACGCACGCCTCGAACCACAGAATGCCGTCGGTGCCGGGGTTGCCCGACATCGAGCACTGTTGATATGCCTGCGCCAGCGATGCGCTCGTGGAAAGGACGACGGACTCGGCTAGGGCGTCCGTAACCTGGGCCACGGAGTTGATCGACGACACCGGCGCGACGGATGCCGAGGCGGTGGCGAATACCTTGTACTTGCCAAACCCGATTTGCGTGGTTTGCGTGCCGATGAGCGGCATATCGCGGAAGTCGTCGTAGAAGTAGAACCCCGTCCCAGGATTCTCCAAGATGTCCGCGATCGGGCACGGGCCCCAGATACTTGCCGACGGTGCCCGTGAACTCGGCGCAGGTTGATCGGGAACCAAAAAGTCCGTTTTGTTGACGGTCATTGTTCGATCCTCACTGAGCCGTCGCTGGCTCGGGTTTGACAGGCACGCTATCCACGGCGTTGTCGATCTGGTCGATGAGGTAGCGCATATTGCGCACGACTTCGTGCAGGCCGAGCCGCACAAACTTGCCGATTTCAATGGACGGAGCCAGTCGAATCTCCAGCTTTTTCGTCCAGGCGTCAATGTCCTTCGCGTGCGTGCCGCTGGCGAACGTCGCGGTGCCCGTGGCTCGCCGCAGATGCTCCAGGAGCCAGCGGATTTCCGGCACGATGGTACTCGTCATCATGACGAGAACCTTCTTCTCCGCCTTCTCCTTGTCCTCAAGGGTGGAAGCGTGATCCTCTTCCATCTGCTCCAGACGGTTGCGAATCGAGTCCAGGTTGTAAACCGTTTCGTTCATGGAGCGGCCCGATTTTGGATCCAATTTTTGTTCACTACACCGGCGTTGCGGCCGGCATCGTCACGTCCGTGGCGATGACGCCGTTGCGCCGTCGATTGCGGCAAATCCAGTTGAAGCTGCAATCGACGTGGACCTGGCCGACGGTATGCTGGCCGGGCGTAATCGGGATCGGCGTTTCGTACATCCACTCGCCCCGGAGCCCCTGGGTGTGGAACTCCCCGAAGTTGATCATGTAGAACGGATTCGTCGTATCCAAGTCCAATTGACGTACCGGCGTCACTGGTTTTCGCCTAAACAGCGTCTTGCCGTCCATCGCCGCGACATCGTTGCCCAGATCGTCGTTCTGCGCTTCAAGAAGCTCTTCGAGCGAGGCCACGGTGACGTAGTTCGCAAACTGGCCCAGATCGTCGCCCGTGTCGTAGGTGGGGATTTCATCGACGAGCGGGGCCCAGTCGAGGTAGAACGCCATGCGGCGGGCCTTCCTTACAAAGTCGTCTTTCGAGAGGTTCGTGTACTGAGTGGCGTAATTTTGCCACCTAACATACGTCGTCGGGTTGATGTTGCCGACGGTTGTGTAGCCCGTCGGAGCGCCGCCGTTGAACCCGTTATTGTTGGCCTGGGTGGCGGTGGTGTTCGACTTCACGACCCAATACGGGATGCCGTAGGCCGATTTCAGATCGGTGGCGCTCGGAACTTGCCACCCCTGAATCTCGAACATGATAATCGCGTCACCGAACGCCGCGATCCGCTGCGTCTGGAGCAGATCGACGATCCGGCTCGGCTCGCGGTTCATCGCCAGGACGCGGCGATCGTAGGCCCAATTCCAAGTGCAGTGCCGCCACGGAACCTCCCCCTTCGTCATGAGGGTAGGGATATTCACGTTGTCGCTTTCCCCGATGCCCACCATCTTCGCCGAGTGGTTCGTGTCGGTGATGACGTTGAAATCCACGGCGCTGCCGCTCTCGAACGTCATCTTGCTCTTTTTCATCGTCCGCTTGAGCATGATGGTAGACTGGTAGTTGCTCATCAGATCGGTAAACTTGAGCTTCCCCAATTGGGGCAGCGTCATGGATACCAAGTCCGGGATGTTGTTGACTTGTAGCGTCGGCATGACTGGCTACTCCTAGGGAAGCGTATCTTCCTCGCGGACGTTCGGCACACCGTTCGGGCCGGGTTCGCCTGCGAAGATGTCGCGCTTCTTCATTTCCTCTCTGACGAACACCTTGGCCCGCTCGGGGCCCGGTGGAAGCTCGGGAGTGTTACGCTGCGAGGGCATGGGCGTGGCGGCTGCCGCCCATTCCTCGGCTGTCGGCCGGGCCCCCGTGATCCTGCCGCCGCCATCCCGGGGAAGCGGCGGGGCGGCGGGGGCGGCCGGGGCGGCGGGCTCGGCGATCGGCCCCTGCGCCATCTGCTCGCCGTACAGATCAGCGACGGCACGGGCGATCTTCTGCTCGAAGGTGCCCTTGTCCTGATCGCGGCCGACGGCATCGAGCACGGCCTGCCGCTTGCGCATGTCCGCGCCGCCTATCGTCTGGTAGTCGCCTTTGCCGAGGATGGGAAACTGATTGAATGCGGCATCGCAACGCTGCTGGAAGCCGTCGTATTCGCGCTGCCGCTCGCGCTGCTGCATCCAGCCGAACTGCTCCCGCATCGTGCGTAGCTCATTCAACTCCGCACGCATTTCGCGTAACTCGCGGGCGATCGTGGGGTGAAGTTCCAGCGCTTCCTCTTGCGTCATGATCCGCTCGGCGGCCGGCCGCAAGCCGTCGCCGGGCTCGGGACGTGGTTCAGCCCCTTGAAGGTTTGGAGTTTCAGGGGCTCGGCGCTGGGCCGCCGTTGTCGTCATCCAGTTCTGCCGCTCCGTCTCCCGGGCGATGGACTGCTGCTCGATCAGTTCCTCCAGCGTCTCGGGCGTCACGCGGTCGATGACATCCTGCCGGATGCCCATTTCGACGGCCATTCGCGTGTTGCGGGCGGTGTGTCGCGGAGGCGTCGCCGCACTCGCCGGGGGAGCCTGCGGCTCGGCGCGCACCTCCGCAACAGGAGCTTGTGGCTCTGTCGCAGGAGGCGTCAACCCTGGGGAGGGTGATTTGGTGGCCGGGAGTGCGGCCGTCAGTGTGTCAGGATCGAAAGTGCTGTCGGGAAGCTCGTACTGCTCCACGAGGCTCGGTGCTGCGGCGGGCGCGACTGCCGGGGCAGTCTCGGGTACAGGTTGCTCTGCCAATGCCGTCGTGCCTGCACGCTGCTTGCTGCGGGCATTGTTACTAGGTGCGAACGTTCCTGTCAAGTAAGAAACGCCCGTCTCTCCGGGCTGTCAAGCCTGTTTAGCCTTCCCCCGCCGGCTTGACCGGGCAGCACGCGCGTTGCTGTTGGCCCCGGAATGACGCCGGAATCTTGTTGCTGCTAACGTCGGGAAAGCAGGCAAACCCGCGGCTTTCTCCCTAAAGGGATTTCAAGGTGATTCGCCATTCTCGCGCGGCCAGTTGCGGTGATGGGCCTGCTCACAGAGATTCCACACCGCCACGCGCAAGGGGCCGGCATCGCAGCAAACATTCTGATAATACTGCTGCGTCTTGCGCATTTCCTTCGGATCGAACTCGACACATAGCACCGTCTCGCCGCGCTTGTTCGTGGCCTCGATGGCGAACACGTTCAGCGCCTGTTTGACGGGCACCGTTAGAACCCCCAGGGTGATCCCCAAGGCGACGGTTGCCACGGTGAGCCCCACGGCGAACCCCAGGGCGAACCCCAAGGATTGCCCCACGGCGAGCCCCACGGGGAACCCCACGGTGATCCCCACGGCGACGGCGTACCCCACGGTGAACCCCACGGATTGCCCCAGGGATTGCCCCACGGATTGCCGCCCCACCACCAGCCGGGCCCTACCCGGCCGAACGCGAAGCTGCCGCCGAACGGCCCCCGGATTATTCCTCCGAACCCACCCCTTCCGAGAAAGTTCGTTTCGCTGTCCTGCGCCGCCACCGGCGCGGCCAGGAGCAACAACGCAAGGATGGCTGCGGTTCTCATGATGATCCCCTCCCGTCGAAAATCTCAAGCACCACCAGATAGGCCACCAGGCCCACGCCGAGGCCGGCGCAGGCCAGGAGCGGCCCCCGCAAGAAGAGAGAAAGCCCCGCGATGCCCCCAGCCATGAGAAACACCGCAGGGCCGAAACGGCTCATTTCGACTGCCATTTGGTATAGCGCTGGTAGCTGACGGCCGGCATCAACTGCGGGCTCGTCGGCTGCGCCTGCGAGAACGGCACGTTGCCCATCGGTTGCTGCTGCGGGTAGCACCCGCCCGGCCCGCAACCGTTGTTGCTCGGCAGCGTGATCGGCTGCGTGTAGCCGGGCCAGATCGGTTGCGTCGGCACGCCGGGGTTGTAGATCGGCTGCGACGGAAAGGGCGGCGTGTAGATCGGCTGGCTCGGATAGCCCGGCGGCGTGTAGATCGGCTGGCCGGGACTGCCGTAGCCGGGATAGATCGGGTACTGGCCCGCCGAGGGCGGCAAGTTGTAGATCGGCTGCGAGGGGCCACCGCCTCCCTGAATAATGATCGGGTTCGAGGGCCGATCCCCGCCACCTTGAATGATGATCGGCTGCGAGGGCTGGCCGCCGCCGTAGCCCGGATAGACGGGGTACGGCGTGGCGTAGTTGTTCATGGCGTAGAACAACGTCACCGCCATCATCACGGGTTGCTGGTTCGGCCACACCGACTTTTGCTGGGCCTGGGCGTGTTGGCACGCGAGCGCCACTACGACGATCGCGGCGAATGCGATTCTCTTCATGGCTTTCTCTCCTGCCCCGCGCGGGGCGTCTCGTTACTACGGAGTCACTGCCGCCCTTGCTATGCGAAGCGCATCGGCGAGCACCAGAAAATCCGCTGTCCTTGCACGCCAAGGTTCTGCATCGTGTGATCGCAAATCGGACAACTCATCACATCCTCCCCAGGTTAGGCCCCGCACGGGGGCACCAGAATTACCGTCACCGATTCGATGGCAGCATGATTTGCTGCGGGTAGTACGGCTCACGGCGCTCGTACACCATCGGCGGCGCGCCTCCCTGTTGCCCACGCAGGAAGGACAGCACCGCCTGATGGCTGACGTAAATGCCCCGTCGTGTTGCTGGATTGGACTCGAAGCCGTGAACCACGCCGATCAGCGCGCCGGCGTCCATGTCGATGAGTGCGCCACCGCTCCGTCCATGCCACGGTATCTCCATAGTGTACGTTTTCATGCCGCCGTAGCCAACGATCGTCGCGTGCTTCGCCGTCGCCGGCCGGCGCATCTGATCGTAGCCCACCGACAGGACGTTCCCCCGCGGCTGCCACCCCTGCGGTGCCACCGCACATACATAAGGAAGCGGCCCGGCATTGATCCGCACGAGTGACAAGTCCAGGCGCGGATCGAGCGCCACTAGCTGCACGCCCACCTGCTGCGGCTGCCCGGTGAGCGGCGAGGGCGCATCCACGATGATCGGTTTCGTACGGTTCGCCCCCTCGAAGGCATGGGCGCAGCCCAGGAGGTACGTCTGCCCCTGGCCCGTCTGAATCACCGTCGCCGAGGCCCCATGCGAGGGCAGGCACACCACCGCGTCCTGGGGCCCGGCCGCCGCCCCGCCCACGAACAGGAACAGGAGCAACAGGCACGGCAGGCAATTCCGGCCCCCCTCCCGCTCGGGCCGCCACGGCTTGAGCCTGGGCCTGTACCACCACGAACACGCCGTTGACAACAGGCCGAAGATCAGCACGAATAAAACCCGCAGCATGGCTTTGCTCCTATGGAGAAGAAGTCTTAATCATGCGCCAGCCTTCCGTTTCCAGCGTCCGCTTGCCCGTCTGGTGCCAGAGCAGCACCATGCCGTCCTGATGTTCCTCGCGCCAGCCCTTGTCCGTCTTGCTCCACTCCGTTGTTCGGAACAGCGTGCCGCCCACCACCCCATAGTAGCCAGCGACGATCTTGCCGCCTTCCTCTTTGATGCGCACGTCGAAAATGGGCTCGGGCCTGTCGGGGCGCTGAATCACCCACCAGCCAGGAAGTTGTAGCGTCGTCATCGGTTGCCCCTGGGCCTTGATGGCGAACCAGAGCAGGCCCAGCCAGAATGCTACCAGGCCGATCACCATGTACCAGCGCAGCCGCGCCATGTCAATCCCCGCCGAAGCTGTTGTTGTCGTGGAATCCGTAAGCCTTCAAGTAGGCCCTGCGGTGCTGCCGCGTCCTGAACACGATCCGGCCCATCGAGTCCACTTCCGTCGGCACGCCCTTTTTCCTGGCGTCGTCCATCGCTTCTTTCCTGCGCTTCGGATGCACCGCCACCGCCTCGGAGTGAATCGGCTCGAACTCCGCTTGCCGGCGCGTATCTTCCTGCCACGAGGCCACGATCGAGTCCGGCCCGTCCCGATCCGGCAGCGCCTTCGCAAACGCCTCGGCAGTCACTTCCACGCCGTCGATCCAGTAGCGTTTCTTGCCGTTGCGCTCCGTGATCTTCGCTACCATGTTGTTCAGCCCACGAAAATGAACAGCCGCTCCACTGCAAGTTTCATCGTCCCGCTCCGTTGAGGGCACCGTTGCCCTCGGGCGCGCCACCCTGATCGTTCCCCGTCATCAACTGCGCCGCCATATTCATGTCCGTGGCCGCCTGCGTGCGGCCCGGCATGTTCGTCCTGACGTGCTCCGTCGTCTGCCCCTGCCGCGGCTGCCCCATCTCGCCCTGCTCTTGCTGAGCCCCGCCGCCTGGATCGGGAATCGCCCCCATCCTGACAAGCTCGGGCAGATCGGGCATGTTCTTGTAAATCGCTATCTTCTGCAAGAATGCCGCCACGTTGAAGTCCAAACCCTGCGCCTTCAGCGCCGGCATGAGCGGCGTGATTACCTGCATCACCAGTTGTAGCAAATCGTTCGCCCGGCTCTGCGGCGTCTGCCGGTTCACCGTGTAAAGGTCCACCTGCACGTTCATGTCATCCCAGCCCACTTGATGCCGGTCGTCGGGCGTGACCGTCACCGGCACGCCAGGAAAGTCCGGTATCCCCGGCAAGTTAAATTGCGTGTGCATCACCTTCGTCGGGTGGTGGTGGTAGAACCACACCATCGTCGTCAGTACGTCATTGATGAACTCCGTCGCACGCTCCTGCTTAAACAGAATCATGCCCGAGGCCGCTTCCTGGAGCAGCTTGTCTTGCCGCGCCGTCTTGGCCATTGGCCCCAGGCCGCCCGACGATTCAATGTTGCCCGCGATCATGTTGAAGCGGTTGAGCGCGTCCACGAACACGCCGAAGATTTGCTGATTCGGGCCGCCAAACGGCACCTCCCTGATCCGCTCCGGGTTGTCCACGCGAATCACGTCCAGATCGGACGCCTCGATCGTCCGCTTGCCGTCCGCGTCCGCCGAGCCCGCCACGAAGATCACCGTCTTTTGGTTCTGCGCCTGCCAGATGATCTTGCGGTAAAGATGATTGATGAACTCGTGCTGGTCGATCAAGTCCTGCAAAGGTGCCTTGGGGAGCAAGTTGCCCGGCACGGTGCCGAAACGCAGGATGTGGTAGGGCCCTGTCTGCGGCCCGATCCACCTCTGCACCCTGAGCGGCTCGCCATCCTCGGCCAGCATCGCCTGACCGTTCTCCGCCGCCCTGAACGTCACGATTTCGTTCCGCGACGGAATGTAAACCTCCCACAAATCCACCATGTCCAGAAACTCCTGCTCCTGCGACTGGTAGATCGTCCGGCCAATCACCGACACGCGCGGATCGCCCTGCTGGTTGTAGATCGCATCGACCGAGGCCGTCAAATCCTTCCGCACCCGGCGGTAGCTCTTATCCTCCTGCACCACCTCCAGCGGCAGCCGCACCCGATGGCCGACGTAAGCAATCTCGTCCCAGCTTCGCGCGTGCATGTCCACCACGAAGTCGTCAAAGTCCACCAGCTTCGCGTAAGGATCGCCGGCCTTGACATCCCAGCCCGCCTTCGCCGCGTCGGCCGGCCCGGCAATCCCCACCTTGACGATCCCCACCCCGAACAGCCCATCCAGGACCGCCCGCTCAAACATCGCCGCCAGTTCCTCTTTCACAATCTCGTCGTTGATCCAGCGCTGCTCATACGCCAGCGTCGCCCCGACCTCGCGGTTGAAGCTCGACAGCATCACCCGCGGTGCCGCCGGCGCAATCTGCCGCAGCACCACGTCCACGTACACCGACAGCATGTTGAGGGGCTGCACCTTGTCCGCGCCTTCTTCCGAATAGCGCGTGCCCGCGTAGGTGCGAATCAAATTGAACCGAAGCAAACGAGGCTGACGCAGCGCCAACCTGGCGCGCTCCATCGCCTCGATTAACCGGCTCGGGCTGTACGAGAGTTGCCTGGCCACGCGACCCACCCAGCGGGGCCGCTCTTGCTGGCCGTCATTCTAACCGCTCACTTCCACCCTGACCACTGATCCGCATTCCGCGCCTCCGCCTGCCGCAATTCCCGCCGCCATGCCAGCGAGCCAAACCGATGCTCCGCCCGCTCCTCACGCTGCGCCGTCCCACCCAGCAGCTTGAGCAGCTTGTAAAGCAACGCATCGGCAATTACCTTGTCGCCGTGGTTCAGCCGCGCCGCCGACGGATCGAGCCGGTTCTTCTCCTCCATGTGCTCCGCCGCCCCCTGCGAATTGTACCGGAAGTTCCGACACTCCCACACCGCCTCCGCACTCGGATTCACCATCAACCCCTCCCGCAGACAATCCTTGTAGTCCTGCAATAACCCCCGCTTCCCCTGCACGCTCGCCGTCCACCCCGCCGTCTCCTGCACGCTCCGCTGCACCCCAGCCGTCTCCAGACTCTTCCGATACACATTCGTAAACCCCAACTCCAGCATCCTCACCCCACACGACAGCCCAGGCCCCGGTATCTCCCACCCCACCAGCGCCGGCTTGTTCTCCTGATCCACCAGCAGGTACGCCAGCGCCACCATCAACTCCGCCACCTGCCCAGGCGACATAAACGGATCACTAAACTCCAAAATCTTCTGCATCGTCTCCGCATTCCCCGCACTGATGCACGTCGGCGTCGCCCCCGTCCCCGCACTCACGTCCGCCGCCACCGCATACCGCCCAAACGGCATCGCCGCCTCGTCCTTCGGCGCTACCCACAACTTCAAACGCCCGTCCTTGCTCCTCTTCAACCCGATCGGCCGCCCAATCGCCGCCTCATACTCCAACTCCCCCTCCCACACCGGCGGCAGACAATCCCGCTCAATCACCCGCCGCAGTATCAATACGTCAAAATACTGCGACGCCGACCCACGCGGATCAATGTCCAAATCCATCGCCACCCCCCGACTGTCCCCAATCGCCTTCGCCTTCTTGTCATACCACGGACTCCGCAGCCCAGGATACGGCCCCCCCGTCGGCGTCCCGTCCAACACAAACCGATAGCCCGGCGGAAACTGATACCTCGTGTCCAGAATCTCCGGCCTCCCACCTGCCCCAGCCCGATACAACCCCGGCCGCTTCTCCGGGTGCTCCGTCCAGTGCATCGTGATCCGCGACACATCCTCCGATTGCGTCAACCTGTAAAACGCCGTGTCCGTCCCCGTGTGCGTCCCATTGAAAAACCGACACTCCGCCACCGACGCCGTGAACCGCACTATCGCCTGCGCATCCCGAATCTTCGGCAACTCGTCCCCAAAGATCAACGCCGCCCGGCCCCCCACCCCTACATCCTTCGTCGTCGCCTCCCCCGTCACATAACTCCCCGTCTGCTCGTACTTGAAAAACCGATTCTTCGTCTCGATCTCCCCAGCCAGCCACCTAGGTAAATACTGGTGCATAAACCGCAACTTCCAAAACAAACTGTCCGGCGACGGATCATCCACCGCCTCCTGGTTCCGACTGAAATTCAACGTCTGCGTGTGCCTCTGAAACAAACATAGCCAGTCCTGAAAAATCAAAAACAACCACGTCGCTCCCATATCTCTCGATTTCTCCACCACACACGTCTCCCCCTCCCGGTAACACCGCTCAATCTCCCGCAATGCCCGTACCTGAAATTCCCACGGTATAAACGGCCCCACCCGCTCCGCCTCCTCCTTCCGTGGATTGAATTGCCATACAAATTGTTCGATATACCAGCACAAGTCCCCCTTGCACCGCTCCCTCACCTCCGCCCGCGCCATCGCCGAACCCATCGTCACCCTGAGCATCAGCCGCCGACCTAAGAGATTCTCCCGTAACCGGCGATCCTCTCCCACCCGCTCCCGCACCCGCCGCGACAACAACCCCTCCACCATCCCCAATGCCGCCAACGCCGCCCCATCCTCGATCGGCCCCTCCACCACCGGCCGATGCCCCCCAGGACGACCCCCAGGATTCCCCGACACCCCAGGCTTGAACCAGTGCGGTTTCAAATGATCCGCCGCCCCTGGCCTCCCCTTCTGCTTCCTTCGCCTTGCCATCACTCATTACCCCCACTACACCAACTGCGGCGACTACCGGGCCCCTCTGCCGGACTCACCGACAGCCTGTACCGCCTACTCTGTCACCCACGAGTAACATACCATGCCCCCAACTTCAATCCGCCTTTCCAATGAAGAACTCACCATGCTCGACGAAATCGCCTCCGTCGCCATCGCCCCCCAACATGCCTCCCGCTCCAATGTCATCAAACGCATGATCCGCGACTCCCACAAAACCCTACTCCCCTACATCCAGAAAAAACAAGCCATCCTTCGTGCCCTCCACAATGACTTCGCCAATCT